GCCTGGGCGCGGCGTTGTTGCGCAGCAGGGTGCGGGCAAGAATCAGGTTGTCGTCGGTCAGCTCCGCGCTCGAGGTCCCGCTCGAGTTGGTCGCGGCGGCGAACAGGCTCGCGGCATCCACGTCCATCTGACGCGCGAGCGCATACGCTCCGGCGATCGTCGTCTCGGAGCGGATGTCGTACCGGCTCTGGATCTCGGCGATGTCCTCGATCTCTTGCGCGATGGCCCTGTGCCCATTGGTCATCGGCAACACGAACTGTTGCTGGGTCTCGGTGATGGCCTGTGGCGTGAGTGCCGTGCCCGCCGCCTTGGCGTTGGCGGTCAGGTTGTGCCTGCTCGGCAAGTTGATGGTGTTGGCGTGCTGGTCGACCAGCGCGCTTTTGTCGTCGAATAATGCCGCGACCACGACGTCGTACTGGATAGCCCGATTGAGTTCAGGCGACCAGACCTGGTCGATGTAGAGCGCGGCCGTCGTAATCGTGACGTCGGCCAAGGTGGTATGAACCCTCCGGTGGAGGGCTGTTTGAAGTCAGCCCTGATTAGCTGCGACTGCGCTCGGCGTCGGCGCGCATCTGGGCGGTCATCGCATCGATCTGCGCTGGGCTCAGCTTGCGGGCGTCTTTCGGCGACAGAGTCGCGTATTCCTCGATCGAAACGTTGCCATCTGAGTGGCTGCTGCCATTGGCGCGTTCGGGTGTCGCACGTGAGCCGACCAGTCGGCCGCGCAGACCCTGCAACTCAGCCTCGAGGCGTGCGATTTGATCGCCCTGAGACTTTTTGCCGAGGTCGATGGCCCGCCTGGCCAGGTCTGCCGCGGACGGCGCCGAGTGCAGGGCTTGATAGTCGGCATCGGTGATGCCCTCGAGGTCGCGCAGCTTTGAGAAATCCTGGGCCATTTCGGTCAGGATCTGCTGCCGCGTGGCCTGCTGAAGCTGTTGCGCCTCACGGTTACCGCCGTACATCTGTGCGAGCTCGCGACGGGCCCGATCGACGGTGGCCCAGTCACTGGACCCCAGGTCCTGGAAGAGACTGTCCACGCGTTGCGTGGCTTCGCGCTGGGTTTGCTCGTATTGCTGCGCGCGTGTGCGTTCGGCCTGCTCCCGTTCGTGCTTGGCTTGACCTTCTGCCAGCCCGCGCTGGTACGCCTCGTCGGCAGCTCGTCGGCGGGTCCCCCGCGTCTCACCCTGTTCGGGGGGGAGGACGGTTCCAGCGCTTTCGGGCGGCGGTTCGGAGACGGTCGCTTCGTCAGGTTCCGGTGCGTCGTCGGCGGGTGGTGCGGGCGTGGTCTCAGGGGGTCTCAGGCTCTCGGGATAGATCGATTGATCGGGACCGAGAGCGATGGTGACCTGGGACTCGCCGTCCGGACTCGTCGGGGCAGGTGCGCCTGGCTCAGCGTCTGGCATTTCTCAGACACGCCTACGATAACACCGCGCAAGTCCGACCGACTCAACCCTCCGGCGCTATAGTGCGCAGCACATCAAAAAGGCTCCCGCACAGCGCGAACTGCCGGGAGCACGGCACCGAAGGAGGTTCTTCCGGATGCAGACTCAGTCTAAATCCTGGCCCCTGGTCCTCGCGATCCTGATCGCTTCAGCAATGGTCTGCGCGACCCTTCTGGCGCTCAATCTGCACAGCACCTACCGGATTCAGGGCATGGGCGGCGACACCTACCTGCACCTGCTGTACAGCGGCTGCTCGGTGGTTACGACGCCTGAGGGCGGTCAGGTCGCCATGACTTGCCCGCTCTGGGTCAACCCCTAGCTCCCCAGCAGCGACTGGATGAGCGCCTGGTGCTGGGCCAGACGTGCTGACGCACCTGGGTCGGTGTATTGATTGCCGAGAATGTCCGGGCCATAGCCCACCACTGGCGCGAGAACGCCCGTCGACTGCATACGGCTCTGGGCCGCGCCAGGCGTGCGCACGATGTCGCCCAGCACCATCCGACCAGCGGCCGACGCCGCGGCCGAGTCGATACGCTCAAGCGCCGCGCGTTGCGCGTAGGGCTGCATCTGTTGAAACTGCGGCGACGCCACCAGCGGCGCGGCTGACCGTTCCAGGATCTGGCCGCGATACTGCTCGAAGGCGCGCTGCTCCTGGGGCTTCAGCCGCAGCTCGTTGGCTGGGCCGTATGGAATCGTGGCTGGCGGCCCGGACGGCGCCACCCCCAGACGCTGCATCGCCTCGAGCAGCGGCGTCTGCTGCCCCGCGGCAGTCCGAACCGGCAACAGCTCCCCCAGGCCTTGCAACGGGTTGCTGATAGGTCGCCCGAGCACGTCCTGGCGCGCGGGCAAGCCCTCCCGCAGTCCAGGAATATTCTGGGCGACGTGCTCGAGGACACTCTGCGGCAACTCCTGCAGCGTGCGCGGCGTCAGCGTCTGGCGTTGCGTCGGGTCAGTCATCTCGGCCACCGAACGCACCGTGCCCGAGGCTGGGACCATGCCGCCCAGGACTTTCGAAGCAACATCCCCCGCGGCGCTCATGCCAGCACCGGACGCGTTCGAACTCGAGCCGACCGCGTCGTACAGGTCTGCGAGGGTCCGCATCGGCGTCGCTGAGGCCACCTGACGCCCAATCTCAGACACCAGTTGCCAGGCCGCCGCGGTGAGCGGCTCTTCAATGCCATACGCCTGTGGCCCGGCCGTCTGTTTGGTCGCCAGGGCCTTGGCGTAGGCCTGGTACGCATCCGCGTAGGCCCCTGCGGTCATCAACGGACCGCGCAACTGCGGCGGCAGTTTCTGCCAACTGTGGTAGGCCCCGTCGGGTCCGATGAAGCTATTCGGCTGATTGCCATTCGCCAGCCACGCCTGGTGCTGGCCGGGGTCGGTCGGTCCATCGCCGGTGACCTGGCCGGCCAGGGCTTTGTTGGCCAGCCACATGCTGGCAACGGTGCCGATGATGTTGTTGGTCAGCCGCTCGGTGAGCGGTCCGACAGCCGTGCCCGTCGGCGTGCTGCCCAGGCCCGCGGCGTACGGGCCTTTTCCAGCCAGGCCTCGCGCGACGTCGAAGCCCGTGCCGACCAGGCCCAGCGGTGACGCCTCGACCATGCGGCTGCCGAGCGCCATGCCCATGCGATACACGGGAAACAACGCGTCGCCGATCGGGCCGGCACGATTCACGAAGTTGCCGAACGCACTGGCCAGTGTGCCGAGATCGCCACGGGCCGCGGTCCGATCGCCCACCGCCTGCGCGCGGGCAACGACGTCCGCCGGTAGCCGCCCGAGCTCGGTGCTGAAATTGCCCTTCCAGCCCGGACTGAAAATGGTGTTGCCAGCAGCATCACCCGCCGCGGCGCCCATCTCCATCCGTTGGATCAATTCCGAGGTCGCGTTCTGGAACGCGCCATGCAACGCACCCATCCCCTCGATGAGATTCGCTATGACTCTTGGCGCGCCGCCAGCCCGCGCCGACAGCGACGTGGGGCGTGACAGCGAATCGCTCAGGCCGGCCAGGAAGTGATCGCCCCAGTCGGCGATGCCGGACATGGCCCCCAGCGTGCGGCCAGCCATGCGCCCCGGTGAGAGTGACACGAGATCCCGCACGTACCCCGCGCCGGCGCTCAGGATGGGGCTGAGCGTGGCATTCGAGGCCACGTCAGCCATCGTGTTGAGCCCGCCAATGACGCCACCCTTGTACGCACCCTGAAGCCAGTCGGCCGCGCTGATACCACCAGGGGCCGATGGCGCCGCTCGAGCAAGCCGCATCGCCTGTCCGGCACCCGCAACTCCGGCGAAGCCAGCCCCAGCGCCGAGCGCGGTGCGCAGCGCACGTTCCTGGGGCGACGCATCGTCGGGCGTGGTCTCGTAGCCCGCCAGGCCGCCGGCCGCGGCACCACCCAGGTGCGCCGCGAACTCGGCCGATGCCATGCCGCCCTGCGTGCCACTGATCGCGTTGCGGACCTTGTCGAGCGAATCCGGGAAAATGACATTGACGTCGTGCTCGATGGGAACGCCGGATGCGTCGGTCATCGGGATGCGCTTGCCGCCCGAGTGCTGAATGCCATCGAAGCCGGCGTCGGCGAGCACCTGGTTGGCAGCAGTCTTGCTCCCGTCGCCGACCTCGCCGCGGATCGTGTCATACACCGACGCACCATCGACAGCGGGCGTCGACCAGCTCTGGACCTCGGCTCGCGTCTCCGGATCTGCAAGTGCATCCGGCCCCCAGAGCCGTTTGGCGATCGCCTCAGCCTGGTCCGCGGGCACCGGGCGTTCCATGTCAAACAGGTTCAGGTTCTGCGGCACGTCGATGGCGCGAACATTCGGTCCAGCGAACTGCTGGATCTGCGTCTGAGCCTTCGTGAGCAGATCCTCGAGCGCTGTACGTCCACTCTCAGATAGGTCCGGGTTCTGGAGCGCCTGACGAATGCCGTCCACCTGGTCGGTAAGAATGTTCAGACTGTCCGGCGGTGGTGCGGTCTCCTGGGCATAGCCCCGGCTGATCACGGACCCCGGCGCTCGTTTGACTGAACTCTTGAGCCACGACGGCCCCACCTGCTCGCCACCGCTCGCCACGACACCACCAGCAACGCGCGGATCGCTCGTCAGGTAGTAGCCCGGCCCGAACAAATTGTCCTCGCCGCTCACCGCCGACGGATCGACCCTGGGGAAGTCTGAGCCCGTGCCGTGGAACATCCGCGTCGCCTGCTCCTCGAGCGGGGCACCCTGAGTGGACGCGTACGCCACAGACGGTGGGCTGAGCCTGTCCAGCGCGCCCAATCCCCGCCCCAGCACCTCACCACCCAACTCTGGCAGGTAGCGTTCGGCTGCACCGAGCAGACGCGGCGCGCCGGCCTCCACGGCCGGCCCGGCGAGCACATTCCCCGCCTGACCCAGGATCTGCGAGTACGGCTGCGGCACACCCGCGGCCTCGAGCCCCGCCGAGACAGCGGGGCTGACGTCGGCCTGGGAGCCACCGATGAACGGCTGGATGGCTTGCAGGCCCAGGCCGACCCCGCCGCCCAGCGTCCCCAGAATGTCCCCCCGCCGCGCTGAGTCGAGGACGTTGGCGGCCTGGGTGAACTGGTCGGGCGTCTGGAGAGCTTGCTGGCGCTGCTGCTCGAGAACCGACAGCGCGCCGCCCCCGAACCGCCCCAGGGGAGCGAGCAGATTGCCCGCACCCTCGAGCGCCTGGCCGCCGATATTCGGGATGCCCTGGCTCGTCAGGGCATTCTGCTGCAGGATGCCCTGAATGGTGGTCGGCGCCTGCGAGATGTCGCTCTGCGCGTTCCCCAGCACGTTCTGCCCCTGGTTGAGCAAATCCTGCCCGGCCTTCGACGCGCTCGAGCCGACGTCCTGGACCGCCTGAAGGATGCTGTTGGCTTTCGTCTGCAAGACGCCTGACGTGGACGAGTCCGGCGAAAGGATGCCGCCGACCAGGTCGCGGCCCTGCTGCAACTGCTGGCTGTTCTGGCCGAGCAGCCCGCTGATGTCTGAGATGCTCTGACCACCCAGGAACGGCAGCGGCGCATTGCCGACCGCCTGGCCGATCGACTGCCCGAGATCAGGCGGAGCGGATGACCCTGGCTGCATCGTGCCCATCGTCAGCCGTGCACTTGACTGGGCGAGACCGTCAGACTGAGCCAGTGGGTGGTCGGCGAAGATGGCCGCTCGAGCTCCGCCGTGCGATTGCGGCATCGCGTTGATCTGATCGGGCGTCATCCACTCCGAGCCACCCTTCAGGTCGGTGCCCGACGTGCCGACATGCAACTGGCCGGTCTGCTGGTTGTAGCCGTCGACGTAGTAGTAATGCCCAGGCGTGTCGAGAATGACCGGGTTGCCACCGGACGCGTCGCGGCCGACCTGGGCCCAGTCCACGCCCGCGGTCATGTGCGCATCCACGCCCATCGTCTTGAGCAGCTGGACTTCGGACTGCGGCCCGGCCATGCCCTGGTCAGGATTCCAGCCAACCTGCTGGGCGAGTTGCTTGGCTTCCTGAACGGTCGGATTGCGGCCAAAGGACTGGGCGAAGGCGATCGCCGCGGTCGGCCCGCAGAACGCCATCGCGTCGCCCGAGCTCAGACCCAGACCGAACTGGGAAGTACGCGCGACCGCTGACTGGACGCCCTGTACGGCGGTATTGACCGCGCTCAGTCCGCTCTGCGCGACATCTTTGACCGCACCCGCGGCATCCCCACCGTAGTGCTGCAGATTGGACAGGAAGCGATTGACGTAGCTGTTGCCGGTGGTGCCGTTCGCATCGCTGGCGTTGGTGATGTTGCCCTGGGCGTCGATCGAGCCGAAATACGCCGCGGCGGCCT